CGAAAGACTGGTCAACAATGTGCCAATCTTTGTCCCAAGTTCGGACAACGTTGCAACGATTCAGAACGCGGCGCCATTTACCTTGTTTGGGCTCCCAGTGTTCATCACGGAATACATTCCGGCGCAAGTCACCACAAACACCACTGGCAAGAACTGCTTGGTGGTTCTCGGCGGAATCCGAGACAGCTTCGCGATGCGTGAATGGGGGTCGATGTCAGTGACCCGCGATGAATACAGCCTGAGTGGTACTGGCCGTATCCGTTACCAGGGCATGATGTTTGCCAACTCTAACTTCACCCGCGTCAATGCGCTGGTGCAGTTGCAAGTGACGAACGCCGCTTCGTAATTCTGATCCTCTCATCCTTCGGGTGGGTGGGGCTTCGGCTCCACCCCCCCGTTGCGGGGAACCATGGCTCTAGATATTGCTAAATTCAGAAGTTTTGCCCGCATCGTCCACAACGAGGATGATCCGGCCATTTCGATTTGTTGGGCAGGAGCCGTACGCGAACTTGAAGAGCGCACCGGGTGGTGCGTGGAGACTGTCACCCGAACGCAGTGGGTGCCCTCAGCGCCCGTGACAATCTACGGCGGTCTGTACCTCCGTTGGGAGCGTCAAGGCGACCTAGCCGGCACTACGGCGCTTTATAGCGATAGTGCGACAGTGCCCCTAACCGGCACATGTGCCAAGATCATGATCAACGGTTTGATCTACGTTGATATGGAAATTGATGCTCTGACCTACCCGGTCACCCTCACCGTGACAGCCGGCAATGCCGCCTTGAACCCGCTGCTCGAGCTGGCGCTATTGAACCGCGTCGCGCAGAAGGTTGCGGAACGCGGCGATGACACTAGGGCGCTGGACTCGACCTACTGGGATCGGATCACCGGCATGATGGGTAAGGGGATTGGTTAATGTCAATGGGCCATGTTCCATCCGGAATGATGCGCCTCGTGATGACGGCGCAGAATCCAGTACGCACAGTTGATGCGTTTGGCCAGGCTTCTGAGTCCTGGTTGTCATTCGCGACCCTGCCTGTACACGTAGAACTTGCCAACACTTCGGACACCATGGACGATGGCGGCCCAGCGACGCGCACCGATTGGCGCATCCTTGCCGCCTGGCACCCGATGATGTCTAACCGCAGCCGGTTGCTGTGGTACGACAACGGCACCGAGCGCACGTTTACCGTCCGCGCCTGCTGGGATCGCGACCAACGCCGCCGGCGCCTTGAGATTGAAGCCTCAGAGGTGACGCCATGACCGTAGTCAAGGTCACTGTTGACACTAAGGAAGTACGCGACACCCTGCGCCGGCTGTCCCCGCGCCTCAATGAGTCAGTGCGCAAGAAGGCGATCCGCAAGGCCGCGAAGCCGTTTACCGCCGCGCTAAAGGCTCTGTGGATTAGCGCACCGTACAAGGGCAAGAACCCGCACCGCAAAGCGATCGCTTCGGCTACCAAACTGAACTCACCGAAGCGCATGGGCGGCGAAGGCTCCCCGATCCGCGTTGAACTCGGCATCATCCTTGGCAAGAAGGGCGGCGCCAGGGCAAAGGGCATGCAGTACGTCTACCCCTGGCTAGAGAACGGATTTAAGCACAAGGCATCCGGCAAGTTCATTCCCGGTTCGCACCGCAGCTTGGCGTGGAGCAAGGCAAACGTCAGTGCGTTCATGCAGTCGATTGCTACCGAAATTCTTGTTGAGGCTCGCAAGATCCTAGGAGCCGCAAATGTCGCTTGAAGCCATCCATAAAGCCATCTACGCAGCGCTGCTAATCAAGCATGAGGCATACGTGGGCATCCGCGTTGCATCGATGGCTACCCCGTGTTACGTCTACGAGATCACCGGCGCAACACTTGATATGAGCATGGGTGGCGTTGCTGCCAAGAATCATTGGACGATCGCAGTGGAAGTGCAAGCGATCGCCGACAACATTGAAGACGTAACCACGTTAGTAGATGACCTTACTGGCGTCTTTACTGGCCCATACAACGACGTAACCAACCTTTGCAGCATGGTGCTGTCAGAATTTAGCGTCGCGTTCTCCGTCGAGCCGCTTGATGACGGCCGCGAGGACGCAGCGCGTATCGGAACAATCTCACTCACCCTACTTGTCCAGGAGGACTAATCATGGCAATCGTCTCAGGTTACGGCGGAACATTCTCACTGACCCTTCAAGGTGGAACAATAACAGCGTTTCCTGCTAAAAACGTCACTATTTCAGTTGCTCGCAGTAGCCTTGATGTGACAACCATCGCCGACTTCCAAGAAAAGCGCGCACCCGGTCGATTCTCACGCACTGCCACTTTCGATGTAATGGCGCAAAATGGTTCTACGGATAATGCAATCCGCAGCCATATGAACCCAACCACTCTTGCACTGGCAGTGGCTGTTACTTGCACACTCACATACGTTGACCAAGGCAGTATTACCTACACCATTATTGGACATATGACCAGCGCCACGCGCACGGATGACGGCACTGGGCCCGGAATGTGGTCTCTCACCCTTGAGGAGTTCTGATGCCGTTTGACTTGTCTCAACTGATAGCCAAGCCGCGCACAGTCAATGTGCCTGGCGTTGGTGTTGTCATGGTGCGTGAACCGACGATGGCGGACTACGCGCGCGCACCGGCTGACCCGTACTGGTGGGGCGCTTGCATCACTTGCACCGATGGCAGTCCATTCGTTGTCAACCACGCCGAACTAGGAAACATCCGCGCAGAACTTTGCTCGGCTCTGCTGGAGGAGATCAATAAACCATCGCGCCCTACTCAAGCGCCGAGCGCAGGCTCTGGCGCATTGCAGATGGGGAACGAAGGATGATGATGCCGGCAGGCATTGCTGCAACCGAACTGACCACCCTTGAGCGGTGCGAGTGGTTGCTCACGGCCTTGGTAGTAAACACGTTGCAGCAACCGCCGCAGCGCTGCATCCCTTGGCTAAAGGCGGAACACTATGGCAGATAAGAGCATGAAGGCTGTCATCCGCGCCGAAGTTGACCCATCCGGCGTCATCAAGGGTGTGGCTGCAACCAACCGCGAGCTGCAGAAGTTAAACAGCAAGACCAGTGCCATAGCCATTGGTGCATCGTTCAACATGGCACAGCAGGGCTTCCAGATCCTGATGCATGCTTTCCAAATGATCGACCGCCGAATGCAAGAGATCACCGCGCTTAGTTCGCGGTTCTCGCCCGAAGCCCAGCGCGGAATCATGGAAACCACCATGGCGAAGATCAACGACGAGATCAAGTACGCCAAGGCATTTGGGCCCGACGTAGCCGGTGCGGAGCGTGCGAAACGCTCTGGAATGGAGGCACGAACTGCTGCAGACTTGGCATCCGCTGGCAGTGGGCAGTTGGCGTTCACGGAATCGATGAAACAGTCGGGCATGACTTTGTTCAACAAAATGATTGATGGCGTAATGATGACATTTACTGACCCAGCAAAGCAGTTCAGCAGGGAGAACATGTCGAGCGTGTTTAGTAACTTTGGTTTAGGTATGGGCACATCCGGGCAAGAAACAACCAGGGGAATGAGCGACGCTCCCCGCCGTGATGAACAGGTATTAATCGAAATCAATAGAACTCTGAAGGGTGGTTCCTAATGGGTAGTTTCAGTTTCATTGAACTTGCGGGAAGTCGCTCGTACGAACTGGCAACGGTTCCAGCAGAGTCATCGATGCAGATCGTTTACCTGGTGAAGTGGACTTCTGCCGGTACTGACGTTCCGACCGAAGCGCAGCTGATCGCATTCTGTCCGCAACCAAACACCCGTATTGATTCCCTGATCTACGGCAGTGATTATTATTTAAAGACCATGGTGGTTCGCTCGGTTGACATCCAACCGATCCGCGAGCAGGCTTACCACTACCGCGTGACCGTACGCGCTAGCACTCGCCGCTTTGGTCTGACCGATCAGACTGATTTCTGCCAGTGCACCCGCGCTACCGTTGTCCGCTCAACTGCTATGTATCGCAAGGGCGCAACCTTTCCAACCAATGGCACGGTTGCGTTTACTGGCGGTGCAGACATTGGTGGGGACAAGGTGGACACCAACGGTAAGGCAAAGAGCTACGAAGTACCTCAGCAGATTGTCAGCATTGAGATCCAATACGATCGGACGCTCCCGCAATCATCGCCATCGGCGGAACCGCCATGGGCATCGTTTACAACTTATGTAGGAAAACGGAACGATGCAGTATTCTTAGGTGCTCCAATTGGAACGCTGTTGTACCAGGGCTTTCAAACGGCGCCAATCGATAGCAACTACTACCGGATGTCGCACACTTTCTTGTATGACGCCTGGTACCACCTCGAGCAAATCCCTGCGCCAAACCCGACCGGCGAACCGATCTTGACTGCCGGCGTCACCATCGGCACGTATCCAATCTTGCAAGTGGCATCCGTTGTGTGGTTGCAAAAGTACAGCGATACCGCTTCTTTCTCTTCAATTATTACCGCATCACAGTTGCTTTCCTTGACCAACCCCGAACCGCTCGCTATCGCCTAATGGCAATTCATAACCCCGTATTCACCTCGAACCTGTATGGCGGCCTTAGCCGGCACGCTATGAACAGTTTTGCGCAGGCAGTACGCCAGGTGAACGCCAATTCTGAGGGCGTGACGTTTAGCCAGGCACAGGTGTTTGCCAAGGCGCCTACCAAGTCTGTCCTGGCATCGATCGAATCTGCCACGCTTTACGCGGACAACCGATGGACGTACTCAGTGAAGATATGGTTTCCGACTCCGATCGGTGGCGGTGGGATTACTGTCCCAACGGCAGACCTAAGTGGAACGTACACCGCCGCGGTGAACCTTCGCGAGTGGCACAACACGTTGAACATCGTTGACGGGATGAACATCTCCGTATCGCCAGCGGCGACCATCGGGCCCGTGGGCAGTCAATACAACACCATTACGGACGTATGGCCAACGACACAACTTAGCGCCAAGGTTGAACTGCATATCTGCTATGACAGTTCGGGCGCTACGTTCGCGTACTTCGATCGACCAAACCCAGTGCGATGCACACCAGCGGAGCAATAAATGCCAAACCTAGACCTAGCGCTTTCATACCCAGGAGTCGTAATCGTCCCAGGCGAAGAGTGGGTACTTGCCGGCACAGTCCAGGTGGAAGGCACCTCGACCGCGCAGAACCTGACCGGCTACACGGTCAAGGGCAACGTGCAGATCGGATCGACGAACACGCTGAACACTGGCACGTACGCCGTAGTGGTTGCCGCGTCAGGGACGTTCACTTGGACGCTATCGATGGCGCAGACTGCCGCATACGCGTCTAACTCATGGGGCACAATCGTCCTGTACCTCGACCACGCTAGCACCGATTCGCTGCACATTGCAACGATCGGCTTTCGCACCTCAGCGGAGACCATCTGATGTATACCTCAATGTTTCGCAAGGCGATGTACGGCGATTCCGCGCTGCTCTCACTGGACTTCACCGCTGGCACAGTGCCGACTGCATTGACGTTCACACGCGCAGATTCCACGGCGCGCGCGACGTACATCGATGCCAGTGGGTACGTGAAGACGGTTGCCAGTGCGGGCGCTGCGCGATTTGATTACGTTGGCGGCGTGGCGAAGGGCTTGCTAATTGAGGCCAGTGCTACGAACTTGTTTACGTACAGCGAGGATTTCAGTAACGGTTCGTGGTTGAAATCAAATGCAACTGCTTCTACTGATGCGACCACAGCACCTGATGGAAATTCAACGGCTGATTACATGTTGGAGACTGCCGGTACTTCAACTCGTTACTTTGCTGGAAATGCAGGTTCACCAGGCACAAGCACTGAAATAAGAACCTTTTCCGTGTATGTCAAAGGCGGTCTCGGTCGGCAGTGGGTTAATTTGTCAGCAGCAAATGGCTCTGGTGGACCGTACTACAGAATCACGGCAGATCTTAGTGCTGGAACAATCGGCAGCACCGAACTCGTAAACACCGGTACATGGTTTTCAACTACTCCAACAAGTAGCATTTCTGCTGCTGGGCCGAGTGGAAGTGGTTGGTATCGAATATCTATTACTGGGCGTTTGTGTCAATTTTATTTAATTTGTCCAAGTGATACAGCCACTCCGGGTGGTGCTAATACAAATTTCGGTCTTGGTTCTGCCTACGCCGGTGACACTAACAAGGGCGTCATATTGTGGGGCGCACAACTAGAGGCAAATTCTAGTGCAAGTTCTTACATCCCTACCACCACCGCTTCACTGACCCGCCTAGCCGATGATGCCGTAATCCGCAGTACCGCGTGGACATCGCTCTACGCGCAACCGGGCGCAATGGTGGTGGAGTTCTACCGCGGCGCGTACGGTGCTGGCGATCGTTCGATCATGTCCACCGATACAACAGCCACACGGCACTGGCATCTCAAGCAAGCAAACGCAAGCGCCACGGCGCAGATCGCTTTCAGTGCTGGTTCACCAGTAACGCAGACGGGACTAGTGAGCGGACTCAACAAGGTGGCGATCGCTTGGAACGCGCCCACGCCTACGTCTTCGTTCGACCTATGCGTGAACGGTGCTACGCCAACCTTTGGCGGCAGCAACGTGGGCACCACG